CTTCAAAACATTGGAAGAAGACCTTAATTACAGACCAGAAACCCTTCAAAGATTGTTTGGTCACAAGTTCAAACCTGAAGAAATTGCCCTTTATGCCCACAACCCTCAGAAAATCGCAAACAGAATTTACTCTAACAAAATGGGAAACAGAGATGAAGCAAGTGGAGATGGGTATCGTTTTAGAGGAAGAGGTTGTATCCAATTGACTGGACATGATAATTACTGGCACTTTGGTCAATCTATCAAGCAAGACATGGTTGCCCATCCTGAGTTAGTCGCAACACCCATGTACGCTGCTTTAAGTGCAGGATGGTTCTGGCAGACACATGGATGCAATGACCTTGCAGAAGCCCAAAACTGGTTAGGATTGACCAAGCGTATCAATGGTGGAACAATTGGTCTAGATGAGAGAATTTCTTTAACTAAACGTGCGTTAGACGTACTAGGAGCTTAACATGGCAACCCATTTTAAATTTACAAAAGGCCACTCAAAACAAGAGATGGACAAGCATTTTGTCGTTAAAAAAGAATGGCAAAAAGAGCGTGAGCACGTTATGAATATTGAGAAAGAGCTAAAAAAACACGAGAAAACAGACATTTCTCAAGCTCACCCAAGTCATAGCCACAATGCTGGCATGAGTCAGCCTTCAGCAGGAATCCCAGCCCTTCGTAAAGGATAAGTAAATATCAGTCAATGGCACGTTTGAAGGCCATTGATCTGTATGACAAAGGTGGTGCAAGGTCTTAATATGTGCTTGCTCCCATTCTTTTCTGCGTTCTTCTTTGCTTAACAGCATACCTTGGTCTATTCTGTAATGGCACATTTGGCATAGTGCAGCAATATAGTTGTCACTAGCTTTGATGCCTCTGCCCTTGCCTCCATGCCAGTTACTGTGTGCTGCTTGGGCTAGATGGAAACCACACAGCTGACAGTTTAGGGTAGATACTAGCCTGAGTAGGTTCTTGTTCCTCACATATTGAGTCTTTGGAAATGCCTTCAAGTGTGGTGAATCTGTGTCTGTTTTGGCATTCATATCTTCTTCTTCTGGTGTTGTTGTCATTGACCCTAGACTCAATTGTTCTTGTTTTGGCTTCGCAAACTGGGCATTTCATTCGTGACTCCTGATGGCTAGACGTTCTGAGGCTTCTCTGGTGCGCCAAATTTGAATGGATAGGTCAGCAGATTGGAGTTGTAGTTTAAGCGTTTCCTCGACCTCTACAGCCTTTGCTAGGGCATAAATCAGCTTTCCATAGGCCTCACTACTCAATGCTTCACGTTCTTGCGCTACGGCCTGTTTAAAGCCGTTTTGGAGGGCTTCTGTCATCAAGAATGCTTTGGTTGCTTTTAACTCCAACTCAACCTTAACCCTTGCTGCTTTGGCTTGGGCATAAAGAGAGGCATTATTGTAGATAAATTCAGCGTTTTGTTCAGGAGTCATGGTTCACCATTAAGTAAGCTAACCAAATACAAATCATTACTAAACCTGCACTCATGCAAGCACAAATTAAGGAAATGATGGTAATCACAAAGGTTAACAAAGTCATTCTTGTCCCCTTGCTCGGATTAGTGTTGCATGGTAATTATCATGACCTTTAGCGTAATCCTCATAATATTCACAAATATTTGCACATTCTTCACGTTCCTTTTCTGCTATCAGTTTGGCAAACTGTTCTAGTTTATCTAACCACATTAACTCACCTCCAACATAGTCGTAAGGTAAATTTGCTTGATTAGCCATCTGTATGATTTCTTCTTTAGTCATTCTGCCTCCCTAATCATTATTTCTACATAAGGTTCACCATAAACCTTGGTTGCGTGTAAATCTACAATCTGCGTGTCATCATCGTAAACAACCCCATTCATGGCATCCAAATAGGCTTTTATAATGTTGTCAATGTCTGGCTTCTTAGAAGGCCTCTCAGAGCCAATTAAACAGGCCTCCCTGCGTTTTTTTGAGTACGACTTAGGCACAGGCATGGAAATGTAAATAAACGCTTCTAAATCGGTTTTAAACGGTTCTGATGCACCCATCGCACGTTTAGCCTTGTCAACAATGAAATCTTCATATTCAAGCGTTGACTTAGGTGTGTAGGTAGAGACAAAGTTACCTCGTCTAGCAAATCTGGGCCTTCCCTTCCCTTTGGGTAGCCCTTCAACTTTAAACATGACGATGAGCATTGAGTTCCTTAATTCTTAGGGCAATGAGTTTGCCTATTCCATGAAAAGCAGGTTCTTGTTCCATTAGCTTAACTTGTTGACGAACATAGTCAAGCCAAGCAGGTTTGATTGCTAGTTTGGCATAGTGCTCGACAATGAGTTCAATCTTCACTTAGGATATTCCATGCTGTTGCTGCCACTCTAGGAACTTGTCCATTTCCAATGGCGCTAACCCTGTCCACATAGTCGGCCAGCCCATAGTCTTTTCTCCAAATGACGGATGGACTGAGGTCGGATCTGTTTCGCAAGTCCTCAATCCCTCTGACATCTTTGCCCCACGGAAATGGCTTGAATTTAAATAACGGTTTTTTGATGTTGCGTTTGAATCTGACTTGACTATTGTGGGAAGCGACAATCCAAATTCTGTTTCGCTGATGAACTCCCCCAACGTCTTTTGCTCCCAACACTCCCCATTTCGCATCAAACCCCATTGAGGCCAAGTCTCCGAGAACTCGTCCAAGTCCCCTAGAAGTGAGCATTGGTGAGTTCTCCACAAAGACGTATTTGGGTCGTACTTCACGAATGATCCTTGCCATTTCTCCCCACATTCCTGATCGTTCTCCGTCAATTCCTGCGCCTTTTCCTGCTGAACTAATGTCCTGGCAAGGAAATCCTCCCGATATAACGTCAACAATTCCTCTCCAAGGTTTCCCATCAAAGGTTTGTACGTCATCCCAAATCGGGAAAGGCGGGAGAAGTCCGTCATTTTGTCTGGCGCACAATACGCTTGCTGGGTAGGGTTCCCATTCAACGGCACAGACTGTTCGCCATCCAAGCAAATGTCCCCCAAGTATTCCTCCACCAGCGCCTGCGAATAAAGCCAACTCATTCATTTGCCCCCCTTTAACATCTTAAATTTAGCCTTAACATCATCAGGCATTGATACTGCCTTCAAAGCATCTTCTTCTAGCTTAACAAGAACAGGATCACGTTCTGAGCTTGATGGAACTGTTTGATGAACAATGTCAGCTTTGTTAGCAATCCATTCAGCTTTAAATGTTGTCCAACCTCTTGAACAACACTCCTTAATGGCATCTTCTAAACTGATCTTTGCCTTATCTGCTTCTTTTTGAATAGAGTTAAGCAAGGTTTGAGTTAAGGGTTTGTTTTTGGCTTTCAGAACTTTTTCAAAATCCATATATATATGGTTATTGGTTATTGGTTCTTGGTTATTGGTTGCATCAAGTACCCTTGATGTACCCATCATGTACCCATCATGTGACCTTAAAGTGTCTAAATATTCCTCTAATTTACCCTCATTAAAGTAATGAATATACCTAGATTTGTTTACTAAATGTTTCAAATTTGGGTTATCTCTGATAAAACTTCCAAAAGAAGAAATACCTTGATGTTCCCTAAATTTCTTAATTTCCTCATCTGCTCTTGGATGAATATATCCATCTGGTGTATCTCGAAAGAATTCATCTAAAACAGATAGCACTTCCTGTTCGTAATCTTTCATACGAATTTGTCTAGCAATTGTTCTTTGTTTTATTGGTGCTTCATGCAGATAATAATGATCTAGCAACCTGCGAAAAGCTATGTCTTCAATCACAGTTAAGTGATGGGTATGGGATTGATAATCCCCAATATGGAAATTGTAGTAGTGCATATAACCTTACGTTCTTGGTTGACGTTACTGAAAAAACATTGGCAGGACGGTAACGAATCGTCTTTTCGGGAGCTACCCTAGCCATGTCTTAAACAATTTTACCTGTAAAGAAACCATTCAGGATGTAAAGATTGCATTTGCCATATTCTTGCTTGTGGTGGAATTTCACCCCATTGAGAAATAGCAGCTTTAGAAATACCCAATATCTTGGCTAGTTCTGTAACTGATCCTGCAAACTGTATAGCTTCTTTTTTGGTAATCATGCTTAATTTTAAACTGAAAAATTGTTAGTTGACAAGTGGTTAACGTAGATTGCTGGCCCTCTTTTTATGTTGCAACCATTACAAACTGGTTCAACTTCTAAAGGTTTGTTGTAATCTCGATGCTCATAAACTCTTGCAGGTTTACCACAATCAACGCAAGTTAAACTTTTTACAGGTGGAAGGATGCCTTTTTTAACTGCTGCAAATACTTGAGCAATTGCTTTTCCTCCTCCAGTTCGTTTGCTATTGCTATCAGCACAAGGAAAACATACTTTTGCCGTTGAATAACGGTGTGAAATATCTGTGTTACAAACTCTGCACAGGTGTGGTTTTTTCAACATTTTTACTTTTCCTTTTAAGAAAAATATTTGGATGAGCTAATTTGATGCTTGGGGGTATTCCCCTATTCATCCAGTTATTAGCACGTTGTTTACTAATATTTAGCTTTTTAGCTAAAGCTGATGACCCTCCTAATTGCTTAATTAGGTCTTGGTCTATTTGGATTTGATCTTTTTTGTTCATAGTTGTATTTTAGCAAATATTTGTAAATCGTCAACATTTTGTGTATTTATTTTACACAAGGTGTTTACTTTGCTTAATTTTCATGTAACATAAGCATCAATCCACAACACATCGTAGTGGTCTTTAAAGGACTGTTAAATGAAAGTTACTCATCTTCATAAATATGGATCAGGATTCACAAGCAAAACAGCTTGTGGACGAAGTTTATTAAGAACACCATTTTCTACAAAATGGGAAGAATTTAAAACAGATTCTTATAAATGTATCAAATGCGAATCTAGCAAACAAGCAGATTTATTTAGACGCATTGATCTTAAAAATGTCTAAACAACAAGCTAACCTTATTCTTGACCAAGTTAAGGTTGGCATTCCACACCCAACATATTTAATTAACTTAGCTTTAACAGTAACAGGAGATTTAAAGCCATGAAGTACCACAGAACAATTAACGAAGCCTTTCCACACACTATGGAATATGGATGCTCTATTGAGAAACCAAGGTTAACTCGTTCAGAAAGAGTGTTAACAGTTGTTTACGCTTTAGCTGCCTTGGTTGTAATGTTTGATCTTTTCTTTTGGAGACCATGAAATGACTAGATTTGAGCACATACAGAAATCATGCAATGAAGCATTGGAAAAATACAAAATTGCTGATGAACTTAACTTCCAAGTTGGGTATTACAAAGCACAGGTAGCTTCCCTTTGCATTGACATTGAATGCTTGCATGACGAAATGGAATTTTTAGAAAAAGAAATTAAAGAATTAAGAAGGGAATTAGCATGAAACAAATCGCATCAGCATTGGTAAAAGCACAAAAGGCCTTTGGACCAGCTCTAAAGTCTAGCCTTAATCCACATTTTAAGAGTCGTTATGCTGCCCTTGATGCTTGCATTGAGGCAGTTATTGATGGCCTTAACGACAATGGCATTTACTTGCTTCAGAAGAATTACGATTGCGACAATGGAGTAATGGTTGAAACAGTATTTGTCCATGAGTCTGGTGAAATGCTTGAATGTGGCATTGTTCACTTTCCAGCAGTTAAGCAAGACCCACAAGGTTACGCATCTGCCTTAACTTATGCACGCAGATACAGTTTGATGGCAGCTTGTGGCATAGCTCCTGAAGACGATGATGGCAATAAAGCAAGTGCACCTAAGCCTTTTAAATCACAAGTTGACCCCAAACAAATAGACCATTTGATTGAAAAAATGAGGGCTACTGAAACCAAAGAAGCCTTGGTTGCGAGTTACAAAATAGCTCATGCAGCTTGTTTTCATGAGAAAGATTGGGAAGCCAAGGTTGTAGCAGTTAAGGACGAACTTAAAAAGGCCTACGAATGATTGACTTAAAAGAAGAATATTATTTTGAGTACATGGAGGAGCTGTCTTATAAACGTTATCAGCAAACGTTAAGAAGATACCCAAATTGTCGTGACCCAGATCATCCTGAATGTGAATTATGCAGAGAGGAAGAAAATGAAGAAGATTAAAGACAAAACAAAAGAACAGCTCCATGAAGAAATCATGCAATTGTTTCTAGGCCAAGAAATGTGGACAACTTTGGAGGCTTTAATAGAAACCACAGTTGGTGTTGCTGAACACATGGAACTTGATAGATTTGACCTTATGCGTTTAATCATGTCTGAGCTAGAACTTTACGAAGAAATGGAGAATGACAAATGAAAGCATTTCCACATACTTATGACCAAATTATTGATGGTCATGTTGCTACTTGTACCAATTATGGAATGGATTTGAGAGATTGGTTTGCTGGTCTTGCTATGCAGTCAATGAATAGCCGTCCTGATTATGAAGATGTTCCAGCAACTGTTATTGCATTAGATGCATATACATTGGCAGATGAAATGATGAAAGCGAGAGAAAAATGATTGAGCAAAGAACAGAAGCATGGCATTTACAGCGTCTTGGTAAGGTAACTGCCAGTAGGGTTGCTGACGTCATAGCCAAGACCAAATCAGGCCCAAGTGCTAGTAGGGAGAACTATGCAACCCAATTGGTGCTTGAAAGGCTCACAAACAGCGTAGGAGAGGCTTTTTCAAGCCCTGCTATGCAATGGGGTACAGACCAAGAGCCAAACGCTAGAAACGCTTATGAGCTGAAGATGAGCACATTTGTTAAGGAAGTTGGTTTTATTGACCATCCAACCATTGACATGAGTGGTGCTAGTCCTGATGGTTTTGTAGGTGAAGATGGCTTGGTAGAAATTAAGTGCCCTAACTCATCAACACACATTGACACCTTGGTAAGCCAAAAAGTACCTGCCAAATACTTGCCCCAAATGCAATGGCAAATGGCTTGTACTGGTCGCAAATGGTGTGATTTTGTGAGTTTTGATCCAAGAATGCCTGAAAACCTCCAGTTATTTGTTAAGCGTATTGAGTTTGAAGCCCAGTACGTCAAAATGTTATAGCTAGAAATTACAGAGT